ACTACGCTCCGAAGTTTCGGTTTCGTAGATTTCCTTGTGCTCTTCGCCATACTTGGCGTACTCAAGGCCGAACAAAGCATTCAGGCCGGGGAGCAATTCTTTGAGCAGTTGTGCGCGACTAATTGCCATGATTTACTCCTTAGACGCCTGTGGTGTTGTTATAAGTATGGGTGTTGATCTTGACGATCATTTCCACATACGCATCGCTGCCAGTAGCGGTAGCAGGCACAACATCAACAATACGGATCGGCAACGTATTAGTAGTAGCCGTAGTATCGTCAATAGCCTGTGCAGAGTTACCGGTGTTGGCATCGCCAGCATTCAGAACCACCGAGGTATTCTGACCCACTGCGGTACGGCCCAAGGAGCCCATAGTCGTGCCAGAAGACACAACAGCCACTTGGAACAGAGCGCGAGGATCATCAACCACATAGGCCACCACGTTGGTCACACCAGACGACGGAGCGTACTGGGCTTGAACGGTTTGACCCGATGAGTTGGTGTACTGAACACCTACACAAACGCCAAGCGTCTGAGAGGCAGCTGAGCCGTTGCTGACAACGGCGCATTTACCGCTGGACAGCATTTCGACAAGATCGCCATTGTACATAGCGCCGGAATCAACCGGCACTAGGCGAGTAGACCCCTCATATGGAGTACCACCGATACTATTAATCGGCTTAAATCCATAGGGGGCGCTAACGGTGGGGTAAGCCATGTTAAGCTCCTAAAAAATTAAATACCTTTTCCAAACGTCACCGTTGATTTACGCTCTTTAAAAAGCGGCATCTTCGGATCACTCTGGCGCATGAAAGTGTTGTCCACTGATTGCATCTGCGACTCAGCTTGATTCTGATAGTACGCATTACGCTGTTCAACAAACTCCACTGGGGTTTTACACAGCATCAAACCACCATATTGGATCGTGTCTGGAAATTGGTTGTTTGGAACACCAAAAACACGAACTTCAGGATGGTCAGACGCCCTGACGGGTTCCCAACCTTCGGCTAGCTTTGAAGAGATATTGGAAGCATCGTCGGTTCCACGAATGGACATACGAATCCAACGAAATGCATAACCCGGCTCTGGATTTGGATCAGGCAAAAGCTGGGGTGGACGCCACTGTTTTGGACGCTCTGTTTTTTCACGAGTTTCAAGCTCGCGGGAAGCGCGGGGGCCACGTGTGTTCATTTCAGTATTTTCCATTTTTAACTCCTCATTCCTTCCGCAACCTTACGAGCGTAGAGTTCCAGAGGAACACCAAGCCGCTTGGCGATATTCACCTGCGTTTGGGTAAGTACGACTTTTCTAGGCGCAGTACTTCTCGTTGCCGGTGCAACAATATTCGATTTTGGTTTGGGAGAAGTTGCCGCATTCTCCCGCTTCTCAGACTCGAACAAATCTGGGAAGCGTTCCCGCATATCAGCGTCGATACGTTTGTAGTATACATCGCTGCCTGCTTGAATACCTTCATTAACCAAGTCCTCATGCAAGCCGAGGGCATAAGCCGTTGCTCGTTTATTAGCACCGAACCACTGGTTTTGGTCTTGCCAAGCCTGTAGTTTAGGATCAACTTGCGCGGGCGCTTGGTTAATTTGGTCCGTTTGTACCTCAGTTTTTTCTTCTTGTAAAGGGGTGGGTTTAAAATTATTTACCTTATCCGCCTTTATTTTTACTGAAGTTAGCTCTTCTTGAGCATTTACTAAGGCCTCAGAATCCCCAGATTCATAGGCTTCTTTATATTTACGCTTGGCTTCCTCAAGCTCATTTGCAACTACTTTTTTGGCCTGTTCCAATAGGGCAGACTGCCCCTCAGATAGAGAACCTTTGAGCTTTTTGTTCTCTTCAGTGACCGCCTGAGCTAGCCGTAAAGCCTCTTCCTTCTCACGCTGAGCGGCTTCTTTTGCCCGCCGTTCCTCGTGATAACCCTTGCTAAAGTGCTTAATACGCTTGCGAACGCTCTCGTCGTACTTAGAAAGCTCGTCATCTGTATAGTCCTTTGGAGGTTCCTCCATAGGTTTTCTGCCCTGATCTTCAGGCGGAGTATCGTCAATGACCTCAATTTCCGGGGCGGCAATCTCAATTTCAATCTGCTCATCTGCGGCAGCTTCGACCTTTTTAGGCTCATTTTCATCTGGGAATTTAAAATCTTCCATAATATTATCTCCTTAAGGACGCTGAATACCACGGGGGTCTTGTACAACTGCTTGTACAGAATCATCGTTAATAAGCCGCCACTCAGTACCATGAATCTTCATTCTGGTGCCAGTATTGGGCCTGACCAAGATAAAATCCCCCACCTTGCAGCTGGGGCCACTCGGAAAGCGTTTTTCATCTTTATAGGCATCTGGGCCCATTTTCGCTACAAATAACACGGGAGATAATAGCTCCTCGTTCATCATAGTCTGCTCGGCCTTCAATATCCCGTTATCGTACTCATCTTCTGCTTTGGGCAGCATACAGAGCAAATAATACGAAGCCGGATCCGGTAATTGCTTGGCTTTCTCTTCCGGCTGTTTATTTAATATAGCCGAAAGATCAACCGCTGACACATCAAAGTTACTCATCGTCATCGTCCTTTAATCTACGCACGAGGTCTTCTACTTCCTGCTGCGCGGTGGTTAGACCTCGGATTACCCCGCACATATCACGGTACTCGGCGTAGTCTTTAGCTGCGCCGCTACCAAGTGATTCGACAATAACTTTTTTGCGCTCTTCCAGTTTTTGCTGGAGCAACTCCATTACGGTATTCGCCATTAATCTCCTTTACGCCCCGACGGTTTCGCAGCCGGTTTAGGTTGTTTCTTCATCTGCTCCACCCGAGCAGCGGCTTGAGCACGCTGATGCGCTAGGTTTTGCTGATGCGCTTGTTGTTTGTGAGTGAGTCCTAACTCATGGTCTTGGCCTCTTTTATAGAGGTCTTGTTGATGTTTTTGGGCTTCCATCATCATCCGCTGCCGAGCCGCCGCCATCTCCTGCTCGTGCTTCTGCTGCATAGCCATCATCTCCTGCTGGTGCCGCTGAGCAATTAACGCCGGGTCTTCCTGCTGCCCAGACGATTGTTGTGCTTTTAGCTGCAACTCAGCCTGCTTGATCGCCAGATCGCCCTGCACTTTCTGAGCCTTGATCTGGGCTTCCTGAGCCTTGATCTGCAACTCTTGCTGCTGCATCTGGATGATCGGATCCTGCATCTGCTGCTGGGCTTGGGCCTGTGCTGCCATACCCTTGTTGAGGGTGAGCAACTGGGTCGCCGCCTGCGCCACCAGAGCAGACATTTGCACTTCGACCTGATCAGGCAACTCTGCGTTAGGCTGCGGCAGAGTGGCGCCAAGCTGCTCCTGAATCTTCTGGCGATACTGAAACGCAATATGCTCAGCCACGTGCGCCATGATTGCCGCCTGCATCTGCTGAGCCATGGGGCTCTGCCCAATCTGACCCATCACCATCGGATCCTGCATCATTGTTGTATGTACAGCAATGTGCGCGTCGTGGTCTTGGTAGATAAACGCCTTAGTCGGTTTACCCGTGATCAGCGCCATATTCTCACTGATCGGGTCACGCGGAGTCATATCGTCATTAATCGGCACCAGCTTCTCGGCGTTCTTGACCCCCAACACCTCAATCATCTGACGGTGCAACTGCGGCAGGTCGTAAATCTGCGGAGCGCCCTGAGCCAACTGGATCACAGCCTGATACTGCATGATCCTCTGTGCCATCGTCGCGCTGTTGGGGTCCGACACGGGGATCACGTCCACCATGTCGTAATCTGACCGCTTCGCCAGCCGATCTCCTTCTGCTGGCTCGTAGCTGTACTCATCCTGGGGTGTAGTCACGAATGATCGCCTTGAGCAGCTTGAACTCCTGCTTCATGGAGTAGTGCACCCGCGCCTGCACAGCAGACATGGTTTTTAACTGCCGCTCAAGAATCGCCAGTGTTGTGCCCACGGGTGCATTAGCACTCATGTCACTCACCTTCATGTCAGCCACCGACCCCAGACGCCGCGCTTCTTCAGTAATCTGATTGAGCAAATTGTGTAGAGTGGCGCTCGGCTCTTTATATGGCAGAGGCAGAATGTTGTCCCGCACGCTACCACTTGGAATATCTACATCACGGAACTCACCCGGCTGGATGGGCGTGTCATCGCCCTTGATCCGCATACCCCGTGACTTCAAGCCGCCGGGTAGGTTGCTTAGCGTACCCGCATCTACTAACTGCCTAATAAGAGATGTGCCAGCGCGTGCGTAACCGCCAATAATATGAATAAGCCCCAGACCATAAGCTCCAAAACCGGGAACGTAGGTATATTGGACGAAGTGCTGCCGTTTAGACCTTGTTTCATCGTCTTCCTCCCAGTTACGGCGGATCGCTAAAACTTTACCGGTACCACGGTCAATAGTAATCACATATGGCAATGCAATGCCATCCGGGTCTTCATACCCCGGCAGATCGTAGTCAACATGAATCTCAAGGATCTGATAACGCTCATCCTCGTTGATAGAGTAGCCCTGCTCTTCAGCTTTCTTTTTCTCCACATCCGTGTGGATCACCATCGGCTCAACCAAGATCACAGTCACAGTAGAACCCCGCCACCTGCATCTTGCGGATCTCGTTCTTTGTCTTACGCATAACATGCGTGAGCCGCTCAGCCGTCTTAGAGCTACTTGCACCGTAGGGAATGATGATGTCTTCAGCCGGGATGTAAATTGATACCTGCCGATTCAAACCCGGATCAAAATACACTTTCTTGAAAGCCGCGCCCGCGAGACCCAGCGAATACAACATTCGCTCATGCTCAGGGCGGTATTCCTGCATCACCTCTGTCAGCTGATAGTTCATATCATCACGAACTCGTTCAGCTGCATCTTCCTTTTGCTTGTCAACACCCCCGATAATCTCTGTCTTAACTGGGCCAGCAGCAGGAAAAGTCTCAATAATCGTCTCGCTCTGGAAGCGAATCGCCGCCTCTGTCAGCACTGTGGAGTACACCCCGCACGCGCCCGTCCATGGCTCGGTACGCTCTTCATACTTCATGCCAAGGACTTCCAACCCCTTGACATACATCTCCACCCAATCTTTACGGCTAGTAATATCTGCGTCCACTAACTCCATCAAATCAGATGACACTTTTTGCAAAGTGCCCTCGTCCATATCCTCAGCTAGGTTGGCATCAAACTCTTCAACTACTTCCTCTGACTCTATTTCAATCCCAAGAGCCATGGTTTCTGGGGTTTCAATCTCAATTTCTACCACCGGCTCATCAGTCAGGGTTTCAAGTCCCTGCGGAGCAGAGTAAAGCGAAGACATCATGCTATTAGTAGCCATTTTCTATCCTTAATAATAAGCAGCCCGTCGGCTACTCTTAAACCATTTTTGCTCTTCCGGCTCATCAATCGGTAAACGCAAAAAGCCGCCCTGCCTAAACCGCATAAGCGCTAGTGTTGTAGCGTCCACCAAGTCGTCATGCTCGCCCGACGGAAACGCCGCAATCTCATCCACCAGTTCTTCAGCCCAGCGCGTGCGAGGCACCCATACCTTTCCAGACGCAATAATATCCGATACGGAGTTTAATCGGGCAATTTTGTCCTGCCCTTTGCTTGGCGTGTATTCCATCACAGGAATCCCCATCGCCCGTAGCTCATATATAAGGGGGGCGCCAGACGCCTTTTTCTCAATCAACATCCCATCTGGCTCATAGTCGCTGTACTCTTTAAGTACGTCCTTTTTAAGGTCAACCCATTCAACCCGCTTTTTATACGTATTAAGCAAGATAATATTTGGCGTGTCATTATCTTCCTCGTTGTTGAATATCCCCCACGTGGTACCAGCAGAGTAGTCAGCCCGTTGGGTTTTCTCAAACGCCGTATCCCATGTCTGCAACACGTAATCACACTTGGGCGGATCTTCCTTATCCCACCATTTCCACCAATCCCGCTTGATAATCGCTGACTCGTTACCAACCGGGTTCTGCTGATACTGGGCTTGCCACTTACTATTGGGCAACTCTTCCCGAAGCGCGGATAGCTCATCCAATGACCAAAACTCAGGCCATAAGGGTTTACCCGAAGGCATAATCGCCGGGAACTCAATCACATCCCACTGCTCCCCACCCCTAGCAGCGGCTGCTTTCATCACCTGACCGGTCAAATCCCGCAACGCCCACCTTGTCAATCACGATGACAATCGACCCTCCCGGCTGGAGACGCTGGCGTGGACCCGAGGTATACCACTCATATACCTTGTCAAACACGTCGGGGTTGGTTGCTGCCATGGCAGCTTCCTGTTCTGAGTGCGGATCATCTATTATTAGGATGTCGGCACCCTTACCAGTCACGGTAACCGCCCACACCAATAGCGAAATAGTCACCATTTTTGCTGG